TGGTTGATAGCACCAATTGTTTCGCCCTTAATAAGCGTCCCTTCGGCACAATTCAGCACTCGCTGAATAACCGTTGAACCACTCCGTGGATAAGAAACAATTACTAGATGTTCGTGAGCCATGGGCTCACTTTACAGGGCATGCACCAGTTGCGCAATCATCCAAATCAATTGTCATGTTCCCTGCGGACTGCATCGGAATAGACAAGTCAATCTTTCCAAGCAACTTCTCGTACTGCTCCTTGGAAATTTCTTCGTATGGTGGCAGTGGGAAGTTATGGTCGGCGTGCAACAAGAAGGACACGGACTTGATGGAGGTGTTGTAGTTGTCAGCCAACCATGCCCGAATCTCGTCAAGTTCTTCCTTGCGATAATAGACGGTCACGGATACTGCATTGTCAGCCCACTCCGCCTGCATCTTCTTAACCCATTCAAGTTGCGAAACAGCAGTCATGTCTCCCGCCAATACGGCGTTGTCTGGTGATTTGCATGGGAACTCCACAACATACTTCGTGTGGTCTTCGCGTCCGTCTAAACCAATTTCCCAAACCACCTTGTATCCACGCTTGCGACATGCGTCAACGAGTTTGTCCGCAGCGTTGAAACGAACACGACGTACGTAGTAACGCGCAAACGCTGGGTGTACGCCGGGTGTGATGCCTGGGAGAAGTGACAATGTGCCTGATGGCTGTACGGTTGTGAGGCGAACAGACTCAGGTAGACCATTCTTCGCTGAGTACTCCTTGTCTAGTGCGTCAAGGAATTCGTAGCCCTTGCTGAGCCACGATAGTTGCTCCTCTGTTGATTGCAAGATGCCAGTGATTGACTGACCCAAACGTGCGTTCTTGCGAACGATTACGGTTGTCTTTTCGTATGGGTAATCCATGCGAGTGATTTGCTTTTGGCACATGTAGAGGAGGTGAGAAATTTCTGTGAACTGCTCGTACGATTCAATATTCGGCAGGAAAATTGTTGCAAGGTTGCACGATTCACCGTCAGCAAGTGCGATTTCGGCGCATGGATTAAAACCTTCAATGGAGTTATCTGGACGCACTTCTCCGATACGACCGTATTTGCGTGCGAGACGACGATTGAGTAAGCCGTATGGTTCGCCATTACCTGCGTAACCCTTCCATAATTCAGGAAGAATATGGTCGTAGTAATCAGCATAAATGCTGTTGTTTGAGTTGGCGCGCCATGCTGGAACATCTCCGCTCCCCCAGTTTTTTGCACGCAAGAACAGAACGTCATCTGGGTCGCCGATTGCAATTTGTGCTGAGCGACGCGATGAACCAGACACAACAATTCGTCCGATGATGTTGCAAATATCAAGAACGTCAATTGAACGCAACTTCTTTCCAGCGCGATTATCCATAACGGCGCAAATGTCAGCAATGCCGTCAATCAATGCACCAGGACCAGATGCTGTACCGCCGAAAGTCTTGAGGCGTGCACCGAATTCACGAATCAAAATCGTGGAGTACGTAAAAGATTTACCTGTTTCAAAGTACGACTTAAGAACACTGTGAAGAAGACGTCGCCAACCTTGACGCGAGTCGGGAACGATGATGTCTGCATCGTTTGTTCGCTCGTGTGTGATTTTTACTCCGCCCTTAACTTTTGGCAGGTCGTGAATTTTGGAACGCTCAACAGAAAAGCCGACGCCTCCACCGAGCATGAGGTAGTCAAACAGAAGTTCAAAGTCTTCAACTGTTTCAATGTTTGTGAAGTAGCAGTTGTTGAGTGATGTGCCGTTAAACATCTGAACTAGTGGCGTACCGAGTTGCCAAAGGGCGCGACCAGACATTGAACAGCGAAGGTTGTACATGTGGTCAAACAGTGCTTCAGCCTGAGCCTTGTTGTATGGGACACCGATTTCTACTGCACCGTTGATAACACGCTGCACAGTCTCTTCCCATGTTTCAGTTCTGTCTGTTCCTTCCACAGGACGGCTATACGTGCGCAGGTACACGATTTCGCCAAGTCCGCCGAATCCCCATGGTGGAGTTTTCGTCTTGTAGGAGTCAACAAAAGATTGGTCAAGAATAGGCACAGCGCCCCCCGTTTCAGTTTTGGTTGTTCAGTGAGTAAACAAGGTTACACCAAACGACAATACTGAAACTGTTTAGAGAAGACCTAATTCTGTTGCTTTTTGATGACTGATGTAACGACCCTTACGAGCAACGAGAACTTTTTGGCGATGGTGCGGGTTTATCTGTTTTTCTTGCCAGATGTCTTCTTCAACGAGAAACGTGAGTTTTTCATCTATGGACTTGAACGCGCCAACGCCAGCGATGTGGTTCGGTGCGGTGGAATCTCCATTGCAGTCGCCAGTTGGGTGACCACAGATAATGCACGGGGAGCGGTCGGCGTGGGTGATTGTGATGTCACCGAAAATTACCTCTTGCTGTGGGCGTGCTCCGAAGTTCATTATTTAAGAATAATCGCTTAGTGCATCAACATGAGTTAGAAAATGAAAAAGGCACCCCGAAGGGTGCCAGTTCCATCAGACTGCGTATGGTCAGTTTGTGACCATGAAACGCTTGTCGTTTTCAAGAGCCGTGTACTCGTCCTCAAAGAGAACCTTGAACTCATTCTCGTAGCGATGCTGGAGTACGAGGTATGCACGACGACGGGCTTCCGCACGACGACGGTTTTCCGCCTTCTGGTGCTTGGCGCGACGTGCCTTCTCTTCGGGGGGCAGTGGAGCCCGTCCCCTACGAGTGTGCATCTTTTGCTTGAGTGTTTCGTATGCCGTTGTCATTGTTGTCCTTATGTTGTTTGTTTAGTTGATATCCACCTTGTGGCGTATGCCCTTTGGCTTGTCATGAACATTACACCCTCTAGATTGAAACGTCAACCTTTGTGCGGAATATTTCTGACAGGAATGAAGATTACCCTCTTGCGCAGAGACTCACAACCCCGTAGTGTGAATATATGTTGGTTTTGGTTGCAGTGATGGTTTTGATGTGCCTGCTGCTTATATGGCTAAACGAATAAATTCCTCGTAGGGGTTGCATTGGCGACATAAACGATGTAAAGTGTTATATCCATAGTTACTAGACAGCCAAGGAGGCTCCAATGGACAGTATTGTGACAGACGTCACGTTGCCAGTAGTAGGCAATATTCAAGAGGCGGAAGACTGGGTAAACCAGTTCTCAGCCATTATCACAGCAGGACCATCTGCAAGCGAGGTTCAATGGGGTCACCCCAACCACCTTGTAGTTGAGTTTAACGACACCACCGTCGGACGCAACGCCCCAACCTATGAACATGTCAAGCGCATGATTGACTGGGGAGTAGACCGAGAAGACATTCTCGTGCACTGCCACGCAGGCATGTCGCGCTCAACATCAACAGCATGGGGAATCGCAATCGCCCGAGGCGTAGAACCCGAGGATGCATTCATTACCCTTCGTGATTCACAACCACCCGATTCTCGTGGATTCACCCGAGACGGATTCCGTCCCTTTATCCCTAACAGTCTCGTCGTCAAACACCTAGAACGGTTGTTTGGACTTGACCTTCTACACATCCTTTACACACACCGTCGCGATTACTGACGGAGAAAGAAACACATGAAACTTTTTTACAACGATGACTATGTCGCATCACGCTATGCGTTTGATACGACCCGAAAGTCACAACACATCATCAAGTCCCTATATGACGACCCTGTTGAAAATCTGGAAATCTACGACCCTTACCTGTTTACAGACGAGACCAAGTCCATCATCCAGCGTATACATACGGACGACTATGTAAACGCCCTCCAATCTGGGAAACCCAGAAATCTTGCAGAATCCCAAGGATTTGATTGGGATGAGGGAATTTGGACTATGGCAGTAGCGCATAGTTCAGGTCTGGTTGGAGCAATCCATTACGCATTGGAAGAAAACACACTGACGGGAAGTCTGTCCTCAGGATTGCATCACGCACGTCGCGGAATGGGTGGCGGGTTTTGTACCGTCAACGGTCTAGCAGTCGCGGCTCGTCACGCACTTGATATGGAAGCATCTCGCGTGCTCGTCCTTGACTTTGACGCTCACGGCGGTGGTGGGACTTGGGACATCATCAAGTCAAAAATGCCCTCCGTTACACAGATTGACGTTGTTTGCTCCTTGTTTGACACTTACGAACCAAGTGGTGAAAGCGCAATTTGGGAAGCATCAGCGGCAAACTATAGCGACCAGATTGAGCGTGCTCTTGAGCACGCAGAGACACTCACCCCATTTGACGTCATCATCTACAACGCAGGCATGGACCCATTGAACAGCGGTGTTGACATTGAGGACATCATTTACCGCGAAGCGGCAGTTCGTTCGTTCATCGGCAATACTCCAGCAGTATTTGCCCTAGCGGGTGGCTACACGTGGGGCAAGAAGTCAATGGACGATGTCGTCGGTTGGCACCGACTCACGATTGAGCAGTGGGCGGGGGAGTAATTCCCCGCTGCTGGGTTGTTTTCATCTAACATGCATGTTATAGTGACTTACAGCCACCGAGGAGAACTCATGCCCCCTCTATTTATACAATGCCACTTCTGTAAACGCCACAGGTTCAGACCTTTGGCTTACAGATACCTGCTTGGAAAAAATAAGTGGCAGTGCAAAAACATACTAAAATGCCAAAGGAATTGGAATTGATACGAGGAACAGAGACGCTAACAATGCCAAACGTACACCCTGAATTACTATCAAAAATGAATGATGAATACGAGCACTGGTGGAAATACGATTCCGTCCGTAGTGTTGTAGTTGTCATGAATCTATTTGGTCAGGCATGCAAAGCACTCAGGGATTACGAAGCACAAATCAGCGAACTACAAGCAGAAGTTCAGCGCCTTGAGCGTCTGGCTCAGTACTAATAGACATAACATACGGAGAACATATGACGAACGAACTTAAACACGGAACATACGCTTGCTACACAAACAGCAAGTGTCGGTGCGAAGACTGCAGAAAAGCAGCACGCGAATACATGCAAAAGTACCGCAAGACAGATGGCGGACGCGCAAAGACGCGCAAGTACACGCACCTGCAAGCAAAACGAAACACCCAAGCAGCAGTCTGGTTGCGGAAAAATATGCCAGACGTGTGGAAGCAAATCTGTGATGAGGTAAACGCACGGGAGAAGAACGCGTAATGTGCAATTTCCTCCGTCGCCCCGGTGACTACGGGGGCACTGAATCCAGTGGTTATCTAAGCGCAGTAACGGTTGACTCATCAATCCCTGATGTCGTCGTCACCTACAGTACGATTCCATCCGCAAGCCCTTCACTAATAGCCCTGCGGACTTTTATTTCCAAACACCCCGATGAAATGAAACAATTGGCAGACACCAATCCCTACCTGCACTCAATTCTCACCACACTTGCAATCGGTGGTGCGTAATGGATTTTGAGGCAATGCGTGGTGCCATGGAACGCGCACTACAACACGACGCAGAAAAAAAAGAAGTCCACTTCCCAGACATAGTAGAGAAACCACACCAGTTTTCAATTGGCGAGGTTCAAGCAGCAATGAAGCACCTAGCAGAAAATGAGGCTAGGCAACGCTCGCTGCTAAAACGCTCATTACCCATTTTGATGTCACACTATTCTGAAAAACTCTACGGTCACCCATGGGCAATTTACCTTGATAGGAAACTTCCGCTTGACTCGCGAGTCGTGCACAACATTGCGGTCTCTCTTCGGGAAATCCCGACGACTCAATTCCCCGTGCAGTGGCGACCATACCCAGATGAATCGGACTCCAAGGCGTAGAAAATGCGGGTTTCCCTTGATAGGTCACTTAACACTATTGAGGTAGGTATCTGTTACTTCTCCGACGACCAAGAGATAGGCGTTAAACTAGGAAAATGGATAATCGCATTCTCGTGGAAACCGAAATCGCACTCGCGCGCGAGCGAGCGAAAACCGCGCTTCTCGCCAAAGAAATACGAGATGTCCGCCTACGAAGTGAGTCAAGTAATCGCATCGCTGCAGCGACAATCACCGAATTCCCAAGCGGAAGTTTGGGACAAAAATACGGAACAATCGGCTCTCAACACCAAAATCGTAGATAAACACAACGGGTTGTTAGAAGAATAAAAAACTGCTAAGGTGCTGGTCATGGCACTAAAATCATCTGCATTTATCGCAATTAAGACCGTCCTCGTAGCCGCTGCAATATCAATCGTTACTGGCACCGCCTTGTGGTTGGCGATTGACATTGCTTCGTTCTACACCGAGAATCAATTCACAGGGAAGATGAAAGCATACGACGCACATCTCCTCAATTGCATTGGGGCAGCGTTTGTATTGACACTCTCAACAATTATTTGCAAAGCACTTGGGAGACTGCTAGACTCAAAGCAGTAAACAAATAGGAAGGTTAAATGTTAGACCCTAAAAACTTCGGACCGTGTTTTGTGTCCGTTTCACATAATCGCAATATCTATATAGAAGACTATTGCTATGGTCCGTTCGCAAACGGCGAGGAAGCAGTCGCATGGATGGATGAACAATTCGCGAAAGGTTTCCACGGCAACTTTCATGTGACGCCATTTCGCACACCGAATCGCGAGCGCACCTATGACGATTGGTGGCTCTCCGACGAGCATAAAGACACCGAGTTCTTTAGACTTGAATACCCCGAATACACAGGAACAGATTTCTAAACAAAGGAAAAATTATGAAAACTAAACTTATTGAAACAGTACGCAATGCCCTTGACAACGGCAAGGTTTGTCCAGATGGACATACGATTTTTGCCCCCGAGTTTTATGCACCGTTCTTCTCTGAAGAAGACCTTCGCTCAGCAGGTCTCGTGCGTAATTTCCAATCCGACCTGTCCGACCACAAGGGGACAATTTTCGGGAATGACGGTATTGTTCGCGAAGAACTAAAGGACAGCGTCTACAATCTTCAGTTCTTAGGATGGTTGCATGAGCAACTTGAAATCAGTGAGCCCGTCACGATGTTTGGACGCGGGTCGCAAGCGCAACAAATTGTTGAACAAATCCGCAAAGCAATCAACTACACAAAACCGCAAAACGAAACTGAGATTTGACATTGCTACATGGCTGTGCTAAATTTATAGCGAAGTCATATAAAACATACTAAACGAAAGGTTATGACTTGAAACGTAAAGTAGCAGCAAGCAACTCAACCAGTACATCCGAGCGTCAAATACCATTGGCAACCGTTGACGGCGTTGACATCAACGAAGGAACAATGTTAGTGGTTGAGGGCGAAGCGGGAACGTTTAAGTTTAAATACGTTGACTCCACAGACGGTTCAATTACGTGCGTAGGGGGACAGAACGGATACGGAATGTGGCGTTCGTTCAAAGCAGAAAGATGCCACCTAGTCGGATGGATTCGTCCGCGTGAAACAGACACAGACGAGCCAGTCAGCCATACTCGTTCACAACGCTATACGGCGTTTGTTAACTGGGCACGCGCTCATGATGGAGAACAGTTCACCACAGAACAACTTGTAGAGCAGTCTGGATTTTCCTATCAAACGACACTCAAATTCATTGACTCGCATCCCAACTTTAATAAAATTAAAAAGGGTCTTTACGAATGTCGCAACGACCTCCTTCGTCGCAACGAAAAGAAGAACTAACGTTACGGCGTGGAAGTAAACCGCAAGAGCGCCCCCCAACGAGAGATACTTTCAATAGAGCGAACTGGCTCATGGGGAAAAGTTGAGTATAGGCATCGCTTGGCGTGTGGTCACACTGATGTGCGTAAACGCCCAAGTTCTGCTCCGAAAATTGCGTGCACCCTTTGTGTTGTAGCGGAAGCCAAGGGCATTGAACTCAAAGCACTTACCGAACCACGCAAACAAGAATTAGAGCCACTTCCTGACGCGCCCGACATTGTCGCCGACGACATTGCCGAAGCAGAATTGGAAATTCAAAAACTCCGTGGGGCACTTGCTTCATTCCTTTCATGTTCCCCTGAAGCAATTGATGTCGTAATGGAGGTCAACGATGACGGAATACTTGAAGCACAATATGTCCACATCTTTCTTGACATCTATAACGCAAAGCGTATGGTCGCAAAAAAAGTGTGAACACTCGTTTGCACTTCCCCGACACGACTGATACTCTCTCGTCATCCGTTAACGCATAGAGGGGGCTAAATTTGGAAAACGGAAAAGAGGGTGCCTGCAAAGGACATCCAACACACTGGTGGTTCCCCGAGGACAACTCGCGCGAGAGTAAAGTAAACGTCCTCCAAGCCATAAAGATTTGCTCCACATGCGCCATCACAGAAAAGTGCCTTCAGTACGCACTTGAAAACGAAACCCACGGCGTATGGGGTGGTATGAAAGAAGTTGAACGCGAAATGCACCGCCGCAAAATGGGAATCCAACTCTCACCACGAGCACTGACATCACAAAGCACAACAGTCCGTCGCGTATCGCGACGCATAACGAAAGATAACACGCGTGCCTGAACGACCAGATTTCTATCAAGACGTTAACGATGGCTTCATTCGGCTAGACGCTTATATGGCAGACGACCTCAGCGTAGTTAATTCGGCTCGGGTTTCATTCGGTCAAGATACCGATATTCTCCGAGACAAAGACATTGGTCTGATTAATTACCTGATGCGTTGGCGTCATGGAACACCATTTGAACACAACGCATTTCGCTTCCATGTGAAGTGCCCAATCTTCGTCGCTCGTGAATGGTTCCGTCACCGCATTGGTTCTTTTAATGAATTCTCTGCACGATACTCAGAAATGCCCAGCACGTTCTACACACCACGCGTTGAGGACATCCGTCAGCAAACAGGCAAACAAGGCAACTACGAATATTCACCAATTTTTGAAACATCTGAAAATGATGCCCACGAAGCACGACGAGCCATATCCGATGCCAACGAACGGGCATACGCAACCTACCTGTACCTCCTCCAGTTGGGCGTAGCGAAAGAGCAGGCACGTCTTGTCTTGCCAGTCAACATCTTTACTGAGTTCTACTGGACAGTTAACGCACGTTCATTGATGAACTTCCTTGAACTTCGCACAGCGCCTGCGGCACAACAGGAAATCCGTGAATACGCTATTGCAGCAGAATCCATGTTTGCTCAAGTAATGCCACACACTTATGAATCATGGACTAAAAATGGACGTACCTGCCCATGACGCCGAGAACATCCTCACCCGAAATTGAATCATTCCTTGGTCGTTTGCAGGGAGTTCGCGATAACGGCTCTAATTGGTCAGCACGCTGTCCGTGTCGGAATGATGACTCAAACCCGTCACTATCAATTGGGCAAGGTAACGATGGTCGCGTACTTGTTACATGCCACCGAGGCAGTGGCTGCAACGTAGACGAAATTTGCGAGGCAATGGGAGTTCAGAAAGCATCACTCTTCCCACCACGAACAGATATACCTGATAAACCTAAAAAAGAAAAATTGACTCTTGTCGCTACCTATAACTATCGCGATGCCGATGGAACTTTACTATTCCAAAAACAACGACTGGTCAATGAGCGCGGACAGAAAACATTCCGCCAACGACGTCCGAATAAAGACACTGGAGAGTGGATTTTTAACCTTGGCGACACACCCAAAGTTCTTTATCGCCTACCTGAGTTATTGCTTGCTAAACAAAAAGGAGAAATCATATGGCTTGTAGAAGGGGAGAAAGATGCGGACAACCTCGTTGCCCTCGGTCTATGCGCTACCACTCCTCCAAATGGTGCTGGCAAATGGCAGGACATCCACACGGAAGCGCTCGCTGGAGCAAACGTATTCATAATTTCTGACAGGGATGACGTTGGGCGAGAACACGTAGAACTTGTTGGCTCAGCACTTGAAGCGGCTGGTTGTACTGTTGCTAAGTTCATACCTCCTCAGGGAAGTAAAGATATTTCTGAGATGCTTGAGCATGGTCTCAACATTGACGACTTACTGGAATTCAACGAACCAGAGCAACCAGCAGAAGCACCACCAGAAGTTGCACACGAACAAGAACCCGATAGTCAGGCACCTGACACATCTGGCGAGATTCTTCGGGGTATTGAAGCAATTCTTACACGAGGGGATATTTCATTAGAACAGAAACTTAATCGTGCGTCACTTCTGCTCAATTCCACGAATAGGCAAGAACTCGGAGACAAAGGTCGTCTTGTTGTTTGGCAAGATTTTCTTGAGGAAACAGAATCTGATGCATACGATTGGGTAATTCCGCAACTTATTGAAAAGGGCGAAAGAGTAATTGTTGTTGCAGCCGAAGGTGTTGGCAAGACGATGCTCGCGCGTCAGATTGCTCTTTGTTCTGCGGCAGGGTTGCACCCATTCACCATGTCTAAAATTGCTCCGATTCGCACTCTGACTGTTGACCTAGAAAACCCTGAGCGCATCATCCGTCGTACCTCAAAGCAAATCATGGGGGCAGCACTACATTATGGACACGTGCGAAAGGCGGACGCTCAACTATTAATCAAGCCAGCAGGACTGGATTTACTCAAGGCGTCAGACAGGGCGATTCTTGAGGAAGCGATTGAGCAGGCAAAGCCCCAGTTGCTAATCATGGGACCGCTCTATAAGTCTTTCATTGACCCCGGCGGAAGAACCAGCGAAAGCGTTGCAATTGAAGTCGCTAAATATCTTGACACTTTACGCGATGTATACGGTTGCGCCATGTGGCTAGAACACCACGCGCCACTTGGTTCATCAATCGGTGGACGCGACCTTCGCCCATTCGGTTCAGCAGTATGGTCACGCTGGCCAGAATTCGGTCTCTCTTTAACCCCAGACCCGACATCAACAGAAGGCTACGTTTACGACGTCAAGCATTTCCGTGGGGCGCGAGATTTGCGTCAATTTCCAACTAAGATGAGAAGAGGCAAAATATTCCCATTTGAAGTGTTGGAATTTATGAAGGTTGACTGATGACAAACTCCCAACAAGGTCTAAATAAAGAGTTCCTTGCAGAACGGGATTTGCGCATTTTTAAAATGCGTCAAAGCGGGGTGACGCAAGCAGAAATTGCCCGTCGCTTCAACATGACGACTAGTGCTGTTGGAAGCGCAATTCGCCGTCAACTACAGAAGATGAACTCAGAAGCCCTAATGGCTTACCCTGAAGTTCTCCGAATGGAACTAGAACGCTTGGACGCTCTCCAAGCAGCAATCTGGCCACTCACCCAACACCGTAGAGTCAAAATGGACGATGGAACAGAAGTGGCAGTAGAGCCAGATATGAAGGCAGTACAGACCGCCCTTTCAATCATGGATAGGCGTTCCAAGTTACTTGGCATGGAACAAAACAACGTAAATATCCAAATGGATATCAACAGTGTTGGGAACAGCCCAATCCGCGCCACACTCGCAGGCGCTGAACGACCAGCAGCCTTGAACGCCTTTAATCCAGAAGAAGAAGTAAGAAAACTTCTTCAACTAATGGGGGAATCTGGCGTATTGCCAGAAGATACCATCAACGAAATACTAGGCTCAGACACATCCAATAAACGAATGTTGAATAGTGCCGAATTTAATCAACCAATTGATGCAGAGGTAATTGAAAATGAGTAAAGAAACGCCAGACAATGTTGAGGCAGCAATGGATAAAGTTGCCGAAACATTAGACATGACGCGCTCAACCAACACGGGCTCAAAGCCTGGTGAGCCAGCGGCAAAACAAGTACTCGTACGTGCCTCTGAAGCAGACCATCAGCGTTGGAAGGATGCCGCAGAAAAGCAGGGCATTTCTATGTCGGAATTTGTTCGTGAATGCTGCAATGCTGCAGCCACTCAACTTTTGGATTGTCAGCACCCGACCAACATGACTCGGTTCTACCCTTGGGGCAAAACCTGTCTTCAATGCGGAAAAAAAGATTTCACCGAAAGCCCGAAATCGTATCGTCGCAGCAATACACACTGATGCGCCACCGTTCCCCCAAAAAGGAAGCGGAATATAGGCTTCGTCGCCCACTAGTGGCTCGCCTCTTGGAAGAACGTCCCCTATGCGAAGCATGTCCAGTATTCGCAGAATATGACGAGAAACCTGTGTACCGTCGCAACGCCTCTATGGATGTCCATGAACTAGTGCGCCGCTCGCAAGGGGGCTCAATTCTGGATGAATCTAACCTAATGTGCGTATGTAGACCATGCCATACACGTATCGGAAATCACCCACAACTCGCATTTGACCTTGGACTGGCTAAACACGGTTATGAATCCTAGACTTCAACGCTCCCGATACGACGGTTCACCCTTGATGAAGCACCCCACGCCTTTCGCAGTTTTTCTCCATCATCTGTTGTGATGTCTCCGCCATTTAAGTACGGTCCGTAATTGCCAGACACTATTATTATGTCCGCCACCCCAAACAATGTTGTACTTATTCGCATGCGACGCCAATTTTCCGATACGAAAATTTGCTGAATCCGTGAGTCTTTTCTAAACCACGTCAGAAACCCAACGCGGTCAGACGCCTTTAAACTGAAGTTTCTGATATCCCTAACAGCCACCACTGTCCCATTAGGAAATGCCCCACCAGCCATGGCGTGGACTGTCACCATGTCAGTAGGGGTGGTTTTTTCCTCTACAACAAACCACAGGTCTGGTGCGGCAGAAAATTGCTCGCCCACGAGCCTTACTACCAAGTTCCCATTATCGTCCAACATGCAGAAAGATAAAGGTTCTGCTTCTGTTGGGCAGTCATCCGCTTCAACAGTAGATGGAATGGGATGCTCATTAGTAGCGTAGTTTGCTACTACTGACCATTTATCGTTTAGTTGCGGTCCTTTCCAGAACCAGACTGTCTTCATTGCCATACGGCAAGACTAGTCGTTCCACCACTCTGTCCACGGCTTGGCTGTGGCGGATGCTGCTTCTTCGTTGGACACACCAGTGTAGGCAACCGAGATTGTGACTTTCCCTTCACTGTTGTAGTCCGTCCAGTCCCCATCGGCGTTGTAGACGAACAACTGCAACATCTCGTCAGTGTTCATAATTGCAACATCTGCGAGGTAGGTATTGGCGTTGTACTCTGTTTCATTCCAACTGCTGTTTGTGACATAAGACTTATCAATAGGTGCTACAGCGGTACTGCGAAGACTTGGTACGGAGCCCCATATACCACCAGATGTAGAGAATGCGCCGATTCTTCCAGCAGCGTCATCAGGGTTTCCAAGCCACATTGTTGGCTTTAGGGTTTCGTCAATGTCGCTTGTCCCCCAGCCTGCATCGTTGAATACAGCCATTAATTCTGTTGGGTTATCGTACTGACCGTGCTGGGTCTTGGAGTTCTTAGACTTAAATGCCGCAAGACGCAATAGTCTTTCGGTTGTCTCAAGGTCTACGCTCGTGTCCCCGCCTTCACCGTTCAGGGTGTGCCAAAGACCATATCCGTCGCTTGATACCTGAGTGGTAAACCAGATTTTCTCAATCTTCACTCGGAACGGAAACGACACATTCAAGAAAGACGGGTCTGTTTGCTTGACGGTCCATTCATAGTTGACGATTGATGGGGGCGTAATTCCAGACATATCTCTCCTAGTGGTGGTTCCTACATATTCTACACCACTAATGATAGGTTGCTACGATGAACATTCTTGGGGTTGACCTATCTCTAACATCTACTGGCATATCCGCCAACGGGAAAACTGGAACTATCACAACACCCGCTAAAGGACCAGAACGACTATCCAT